TTACAATTGCCCACCCATCGCTCTATAAAGATCAATAGTCTTTTTTATCTCGTTTAGTTGTGTTGAAGTAATCGTTTTCTCTTTATGATATTGGTCTCCAACAAGCCTCATTCGTGCTGTTGAGGCACCATATAAAGCGAGAACGATCTCTTTATTACTATAATCCACTGCATCATCAAACCACTCCCATATTTGCCCTCCGTTTCCAGAGTCTCTTTCTAAATTGCTAGGAGTGTACTCATAAGGCTTACCATCGATAGAGAATTGCACCGACCTAATAAATAGCCAACTATCATCTTGATACTGCATCCTCAATCGAAGTGTAGTGGGCATCTCTTGTTGGCAACCAAAGTACATGTACAGCGCATTGTAGTTTACATACTGAGGTGCTGTTCGTGGTCTATACCAAGTCGTTCCCATAGTATCAAATTCATCTTTCTTGATCCTGAATCCGGGTTTTAATCGACTTATCGTAGTGCTATCAACCCTGGCCGTATTCCTAAAATTGTTCAGCCGACCTTGCTCCATTCTCTCACCAGCACCTTCTATGCTACTGCTCATCGAGAATATCCTGTCTTCAATCTCCTTTTTTACTTTTTCATAATCCATAAAAGATACCGAATAAGTTATATCGGAACCATCTGGAGAAAGCAGTTGAAAGCTTATAGGTTCTGACGAAGGTAGATTGTACTTACCGTACTCCTTTTTCATGTCTCGGTTTACTTTTTGAGCTATGCAGAAATTCTGATAAGCCGCACAATAGGCAATGCTGTCGTTCTCAGCCTTGATGATTTTCGGTTCTGACTTTGTTTCATCAAATCCACCAAACAAAGACTGTTCCCTTTTTGTTTCAATGTACTGGTACGATTTCAGTTTAGGTGCGTTCTGACAGCCCTGTATCACTGTAAAAGTCGCTATTGCAACTAGTATTAATCTACGAATACTCATTGTTCCTCCGTTATTAATTCGTATCGAGTTGATGGAGAGTCGCATGTTTATACAATATCTTTAGCATCGTACAATTTCCATTTGCTGTTATACCTACAGATAGAGCATCGAGGTCAAACTAGTTATCGGATAAGACATTAATCAGATTTCTTAGTCTCTCGAAATTCACTTCATATCTGTATCTAGTTTTGTCAATCTCACATTCGATTGATACTCGTTGAGTTGAATCAATATTAATGACCTTAGGGAATAGGAAGAACCCTGAGACCTTAGCAGAATGGGAGCTTACGTAATCATAGGAATAACTAGAGAAGTATGCATGCCCAGTTGATGAAATCTCAACATCATAGAAGTCAGCACATTCAACCGACCCGTTACCTGCAGATAACCGGGCGGACTTTTTCATGTTATAGATACTGAGTTTTTGACCATAACCTATATCAGAAACAGAAATATAAACAAGATCGTAGTTATTCTGTAGCTCCTTAACGAGATCTGTGATATCAGAAACGCCTCTGAAAGTATCTTCTCTCAGAAAATCATACACAATCTCCTCAGTTGGATGTATCAAAACCATTTTCACTTTACCACTTACATGGGATGTAATTGGTAGTGCTTGTTGTGGTTCGACTCCCGCAAGCAATAAGCTTGAGATAATCGAAAGCAAACCAATTAATACAGGTTTAAGGCTCATTGTATCCTCCAGATACTATGTAGTTACGCATGCTGGCATTATCTTCGAAAATCCGGTATTTTGTCAAGTATTCCGTTCGGGTTCTTAGCATTACCTCAACGATCACTTTGTTTATACTGTTGATTGCATTGCTAAAAACCCAAAAAAAACGTGGGAGACACCGGGCGGTGTTCCCACGTATCGGAGGGCATTCTATGTAGGGTCTGTAGGCTGCCTGCAATATCTTCTTATGCCCGATTTCTGTCAATCAAAGAATCTCCATCTTTATTATCATATTGAGCGGAAAGGACTTGACCACTTGTGCGAGGAGTGCTTAGTAGCACCCATAAATCAACAGTCGGGTAACCGAGAAGGAGATCAAGATGACCAAGCAAAACAATAATCGCAAAGGGCAAGCAACTCTGGAGGAGATGGTTAAATCAGGCAGCCAACTTATTCTGATGCATGACGATGGGACTGAACAGCCAATCGAAGAGATCGCCAAGAAAGATGATATTCTGCAATTAGGCACAACAATGAGGGTAATCGAGATGGATAAATCGGGATTAGATAGCGACCCAGCCGATGACGATCCATACGCTAATGAGTTTCACTACAAGAGCTGGTGGAATCAATTTCGAGGCCCCTGGCTGCAGTCAGAGAAGATGACCGAGGACGAGATCAAGACCAGAGCCGATGATGCCTGGGAATGCGGAGACTACAAAGAAATGATAAACTTGATGGCGGAATTGATCTGCCGCCTAGAAAAGAAGAGATAAAAGCAACTAAGCTACTCAATGACCCGGTTCTGCCGGGTTTTCTTTGTTACACATAGTTCATCTACCATATATTCTCATCCTCGATTGTGATTCGAGCAATGGTAACAATGTTGGATTTGTTGGCACTAAGACGTGATAATTCCCGATCCAGATTCAATATACGCTTCTTTGCATTGAGCTCGTCCTCAAGGCGTTTTCTCTTTCTTTCTCTTTCCTCTTCACGATAGATATAGTAAAAAAAACATAGCATTATAAAAGTAATCATAGCTAACCTCAGATAATAAGCTAATGCTGTACCATATTTCAGCCACTCTATAATTGCATCATTTGGCGAGGGCTAGCAGCTTATAGAAAGCATCTGTGGCGGTATAGACCTGGCTGATCCCGATTAGGACAGTCACCAGATTCCCTTCGATCTTGATATCGGCTATGTAGAGGAAGGCATCGCACTGGTTGGTCAGGAAGATATGGGGAAGCTCCTGATACTCCTTATCCAGTGTGTGGGTGATGATCTTGTCCTCAGTCAGCTTTGCAGGACTACTTTGGCTGTTATCGCCCACTCCTTTATCTTGATCCTGTATCTCGTATTGCAACTTAGTGAGTGACAAGAGGCCATTCTGCAGGTGTTCGGTGCCGATAGCTTCATTGGCTATCTTGCTTCCGGTTACCACTCCATCTAGGATGTGATTGCCATAGATGCAATTGTTCTGCAAGCCCCTGGCATCTAGCTTCCCGATCGTGCAGGTCTTACCACTGAACTGGCCTTGTGTATTGCCTACGTTGTCCCAGATCTCATAGAATCCACAGTCGGCTTCATCTTCGATGCCGATCTCATAGTATCCTGAGTTGGGGGTGGTCTCGATGAGCTTCTTGCCTTCTGCCCAGGATTGACCGGGCCTGAGAAGTCGGATATCGACTCCCGATTGAGGCTTTCGTTCTGTACCTTCCATAGTATAGTAGCCGATGGCGAACTTGTACATTTTTGCTCCTTGGAGTGTTAGATGTTTGCAATCACCGTCTCATCAAAGTCGGTAATAATGATGATGCCGAAGTCGATGTAGCCTGGTGAACCGATGTATCTCGATTCCAGACTGAACTTAACCTTGGTGGGATACTCATGCAGATCATCCGGACACTTAGGTAGTTGAGAGATGGTGACCGGGAACTGACTGCTGATGCTGTTATAGGCTGTATATTCGAGATAAAGCCGACCAGAGCTCAAGAGGAAACTCATTAGGCCATAGTATTCTGAAGGTTCGAGTACTGCTTCCAGATCGAAGGAGTCTTCCCGATAAGCTTCTCTGCGATGGATGATAGTGGGATCGTAAGCGTTCTTTTTCTCGATGCGATACTTCTGAGAGGGATCATACTCAACCTGCCCATTAGGACAAAGGAAGTAATAGATGCCATCATCAGCCCAGCGGATGAGTTTGAAGCCCTTTATATTAGCCATGCCTTCACCTTGTATTCATCTTCTAAGTAGTTCCGCTCCAGTTCGATAATCGCATAGATCTTATTCTGGATGCGTATCTTGGACTGGAGAGAGAGGTTGTATTTAGAGAGACTATCAATGGTAGTATCACAACTCCACTTGGAGTCATGGAAGTCGATCAGATAGTCTTTGATCAGGCTCTGCAATTGAGTTGTATCCCCTGCCAGGATATCCAGGGAGGATATCTGCGGCTTCTCTGGGTTGCCCCGCTTGGTCACGAAGTCGACCACGTCATCAGCATCTATGTCTATGACGGCACTGGCATAGCCATCCTTGTTCTTGAGGATGATCTGTCCTGCTGGATTGGAATATATGGTGGCATTGTAAAGCATCAACATCGCTTGCAGAGCTTTGATGTTATCGGTCTGATCATCGTTATAGTTTTCATAGGCCTTGCCCGGAAACAGCTTGGCCGGGAAGAGATTGCCATGAAAGTGAGCTTCGATCCAGTGGTTAACATACTGGCTGCTGCCATAGCTGCGACCATCGATAGAGCCCACTGAGACCAGGCCATTATAGAGGGTTGTCTCGGAGATGCCGTTCTCCAGGTAGAAGCCAATGAACTCGTTATGAGCATTAGCCAAAGAAGCCAGGTCTTCCACCCAATCGGTCTTCTCTTCATACTCGATCACAACCGGGCAGATGTTGTTGAAGAACTTGTATATACGGCCACGATAGCGGCCTTGATACCTTGTAGTAGCAGGACTTGGATAGGTAGCCTTGATCACCTTCTTATAAGCAAAGGCGAAGCTCATGCGGTTGGCTATGGTATCGATTAAATAGCCCCAGAAAGGACCCGGCCAGCCTGAGTTGTCATAGCTGTAAGTCCAGCCTCCGGTGGGATTAGGGAACTCTATCAGATCGTCAAAGTCAATGTGGGCAATAGTCATGGCATTACCGGAACTGATGTTCAAGGTCGGCAAGTTGAACTGGTTGGAGTATGGTATGCTGATCGGTATTCTCTGTTCGATGTCTTGAATAAAGTAGCCCAATATCCAGATCGGCAGGTATCCCGCAGTAAGGCTATAGTAGTGTGTGAGATCGGAGAACAAGGAAAGCAGTTTAATCTTATCATAACAGGTAATCTTGAGCACTCCGGAGGAGACATCAAAGGATAGCTGAGAGGTGTCTATTATGCCTGTAAAGAACAAGGCAGCATCCCGATAGACCTTCACCTCGAAATGGGACACATAACGCTCATGTTCGTTGCTCCCACTGAGGATGTTGTCCTGAATCCAGGTAGTGGGAAAGCACTCGAAGACCAGTCGCTTGGGTTCTCTGGTATAGTTCGAGACCGACTGCAGCTTATCGGCTGAGATGCTCAGGCTGATGATAGCTCTATTGGTAGCGGTATCAATCAGGCTGTGCTTGACCTGGTTATAGTCTGTGGCATCTGTCTTGCCTTGTATGAAGTCGATCTTAAAGAGATTAGGCATTAGACTTCACTCCTGATCATCTTGCCTGTATCAGCAATCTCGCTAATCTTAACCGGATCATTGGAGAGAGGATCTACGCTGACCTCGATGATGGGCTTGGAGTCCTTCACTGTTTGCTTGAGTGAAACGATCTCGTCTTTCAAGGCGGCTATCAGGTCGATCAGGGTATTCATACCGCCTCCGGCAGAGATATGCCCACCAACGGCATAATATGAGCCCAGATTGGCAGGTAGTGGCACAGCCGGTACCGGTATCCCTGATAGAGCAGTCCTAACCTGATCCAGAGGAGCGAAGTTGAGGAAGTCGAATAGACTCCTGCCCAGTGCTTTGACCCTGTCTTTGGCCGTGACATATTCATCACCCTCGGCTTCAATCAAGATGCCACCTTGACCATGGGAAGGTCCTGTCAGAATACCGCCAGTAGCTTTCTTCTCGAACTTGGTGGCACTGATCCTGGCGATGTTAGCTATACCGGCAGCCATCGCAGCTGCAGCAGCCGCCACTGCCAGTCCGGGACCTACTACAGGAATACCTATCATTGACTTATAGGCTCCGATGGTGGCAGAGAAGGTGTCCACATAACCTTGAGCTATTGCTGATGCCTTCCACAGCTTGAAGCCACGCTCGGTATCTTTATCCTGAGCAGAAGCAAGGTCACCGAAGATCTTGGAGATACCACTGGCTACCTGAAGCTGATGGTTCGTTCTGAGTGTGTTCAAAGTCTCCTGCTTCTGCCGTTCGATCTCCACTTCAGTATAACCGGCTTCCAAGAGCTTGGCTTTCATCTTCTCATAATACTTATCAACTTCCAGAAGCTGCTTGCTGTAGCTATCACCGATGTTGTCTAGGTCACGAGAGTAGAACTCGTCCCTGATGTCCTGCAGTTCCTGCAGCTTGGCTTTCTCTTCATCCTGACGTTCCTGGAGCAGTTTGGCATTACGGGCATTGACCTCGGCAATCTGAGCCTGGATAAGTTGCTGTTCCTTCTCCGGAAGATTCTGCTGAGCCCAAGCATAATACTCTTCCATGCTGGCTTTGAGAGCAGAATAGGATTGGACTCCCAGGTTCTCTAAGTTGGAGAAGTAGTCAATCTCAGCTTTGTATCTGGCTTGGACAGCTGCTTTCTCTTTATCGGTTATCTGCTGATCTTGTTCGGTTTTCCAGCTATCCAGGTTCTCGATGGCCTGTCGTTCGGCTTCACTGCCATCTTGAGTGAACTCCCTTATCAGGGCCAGCCTTCTCTGGTATTCAGCTGCTATTCGATCTGTCTCTGTTTGCCTTAATCGAGCAAGCTCTTCCATCAAGCGTAACGCTTCCCTGCGTCTGGCTTCTGCTTCGGATGCGGCAGTATTAGGTGCAGGACTTGATGAACCACCTCCGGGATTGAAACTCAAGTCAGGCGCGTCCAACATGGCCTGTCTATAAGCTGATCCTATCTGCTGTAGATCATTCTTGGCAGCCTGCAGTTGTCCAGTTAAGGCTCCGAACTGGTTGAGCCGTCTTTCTAACTTAAGCCACTCACCATCATTACCGAAGTATGAAGCTGGATTGAAGCCCATAGCGTTACGGTCACTGGTCAGGAACTCCCAGTCCACCGAGTTCATTAGCTGCTGTCTGCGGGCTCGAACCCTATCAACTTCTGCCTGCTGTGAGTCGACCTCTATCTGTAACTCAGCTACTCTTCTGATCTGGGCATTATATCTCTCCCCATAAATCTCGGAGATCTTCTTCTGTACCATAGCGTCGGAAGCATTACGCAGGGCAGTAGCCAGGTTATTGTAGGCTGCAGTCTCTAAGTTGATGTTACCCAAATAATCCGAGTAGTTGTCATTCAAAGACTTGATTACGTTCTTCATCTCCCGCTTATCAGCTGCTGTTAATGAGGTGGCAGACCTAAGCTCAAGCAAACGATTAGCCAGTAGACTGAACTTCTCAGTTTCCACAGATACCTGGCGCTCCGCATCCTTGATCTCGTCTTTCATGCTCCTCTGAGCAGTGGTAACCTCATCTGTTTTCATGGAAGCCGCAGCCAGACCGAAACCAAGTGCTGACAATGCTCCCACAGCTATACCGATGATCCCTGCTATTGGGTTCATGGCTACCTGCAGGGCATGATAGGCTGCTGTCAGAGCGGTTACCGCAGTGGTTACAGTGCCGATGATCGGGATTGCTATTACAAGACCTGCTACAAAGCCTTTTATCACAGGAGGCAAGCTTAAGAATGTCTCTAAGAGAAGCTTTATCCCCTTCATCAAGGGAGTTATCATAGTGGTCAGCATTTCCCCGATCGTGTCTTTAACAGCTAACCATGTATTGGCATTCTGCAGTCTTAGATCAACCAATGCTTGAGCTGTACCCCCATAGTCTTCACCAAGCTTCTCCACCAGATAGGATACACCTTCAGTCTTGAGCCTTGTATCATCCAACTCAATGCCATATCTGCCAAGCATCTCTGTATGTCCATTCAAGGCACGACCCATGAGATCGAAGGCTGACTCCACAGACATCCCAGTGGCTGCGTTAGCTTCCGTAAAGTCGAGCAGGACAGGAACAAGTGCTTGAATTTCATCTTTATTGAGTTTGAAGGTTTGAGCCAGTTTCGCCATCAAAGGCACTAAGGGTCCCCCTTCAAAATTGGTGACCTGTTCCATAGAGTCTGCAAACGCAGTCATCTCACGTGCAGATTCACCGAATGCTACAGCAGCCAGTGTGAATTCTCGTCGCTGATCAAGGGCCCCATCAAGTAGACCATTCATAGATCTGACCAGGCCCCCTACCACCTGCAAGACTCCATCGACTGCAATTTTCACGTCACGTATAGTAGCCAATGCCTGTTCAGCAGTGATCTTGACCGCTGCAGGTTTCTCCACCGCAGACTGGGTGGACTCCGCCTCCTGCTTGACTTCGGCAAGCTTGAGGTTGGCATCAGTAGTGACGAGGACGAGTTTAAAGGTTAGGTCAGGCATAGCTACGTTGTTGACATTTTCTTGATTACCAAATTTATGACTCAAAACATTAAGGAGACTAACATGTTCGATACCAGCTTCACTGAGATCATCCAGGGAATTCTAAGCATGTCGTACTTGTCAATGCTAGGCTTATTGCTATCATTAACAGCAGGAGCGATCCTTCTGTTTTGTAGCAATAAATTCGATTTTGAGAATGAGTTACTTGCTGAGTTCAAGTCCAAATCCAAAGAAGACCAAAGAGCTCTATTAGAAGTGATGAGTGGAGGTGATGTTTTTTTGGCTGTTGGATGGGAAAAGAGATTAGCTAGGGTGCTAACTAAAGCCCAAAGAAAAACTAGAAAGATAAACTTCTGGTCTGGTTTGTTTTTAGTTCTTGGCTTTGCTTTCCAATACATTGGTGCAGCGTACCATTTATAGGTAGTTCCTGATTAACAACTCAGTCTCTGTCTGGAACGCTCCAGATACCGAGTACTGCGTCTCGACTTCTTCTATGATGCAGCCATCGTATAGCTGCTTGATGTAAGGATCGTTGTTATAGGATAGCAGGAACTTGCCCTTGATCTGTTTCAGGGATTCTGCCAGACCTTCATGCTGGTTGAAGGCGTCTGCGTCTTCACGTTCGTAGATGTGCTCCTTGGTATAGTAGGGCGGGTCCAGATAGAAGAAGGTATGAGGTTGGTCGAACCGTGCAACTATCTTCTCCCAGGGCTGCTTCTCGATGATCACATGACGCAGACGTTCCGAGGCTTCCTTCACCTTGTCCAGATTCCTCAGGGGCATGTACTTGTAGCCTTGGTTGACGCAGAAGTTCTTGGATCGTGAGCCATAGCTGCAGGCGAGGTTGTAATAGAACTTTATCGCTCTTTCCAACTCGGTTCTAGGCTCATGTTTCATGAAGTTATCGAACATCTCTCTGGCAATCAGATAGTTGTTCAGTTCGGTTACGAAGGCTTCGGGATGGTTCTTGATGTATTTCCAGAAGTTGACCAGATCGCCATTGATATCGTTATAGACCTCGGTATATCGGCTCTTCTTGGACAACTGCCAGTCTTCCTTATTGGCACTCTTTCCGAATAGTATCCAGGCCGCACCTCCAAAGATTTCGCAGTAGATGTCATGCTTGGGGATGAGCGGCAATATCTTCTTGCGGAGGATACGCTTGCCGCCTACCCAGGAGATGATACTGTTCATTGTTCCTCCAGTTTAAAGTTGGCGATGATCACTTCATTGAACTCGGACTTGCCTTCTTTGCGGTTGATGCCCTTGGTTCGGGTGACGTGCTTGATATCATAGCCCTTGTATAGCTTGAGCACTTCCGGGTTGTCATCGTAGGAAAGGATGAACCTGCCCTTGATGCTCTTCAAAATGTCTCTCAAGGCTTCATGGCTGAACTGCTTGGAGTTCTCGTAAGTATAACCAAGCATGTATGGCGGATCGCAATAGAAGAAGTTGCTCTTGGTGTCATACTTATCGATCACTTTTTCATAGGATAGGTTTTCGATTATCACCATATCGAGCCGTTTGTGGAGTTCTTTGATGCGTTCCAGGCGATGATACATACTGGAGGTGCCACGCTTCTGAGAGGTGCCGAAGCTGTCACCTTTGCTTCCGAATGATCTCGTGATCAGATACATGAACCTGGCAGCTCTCTGTATCTCGGTTAAGCCTTCCTGCTTGAGGATATCGCCAAAGAGCTTGCGGCTGGCGACTAACCAGTCCAGTTCCCTGATAAGCTCATCAGGATGATACTTCACCTGCAGAAAGAGGTTGACCAGGCGATAGTCGAGATCGTTATAGACTTCCAGATCACCCCATTTCTCTTTGTAAAGGAGCATCCAGGCAGCCCCACCGAAGGGCTCGATGTATCCTTTGATGTCCTTGGGAACGTATGGAGCGATGACCTTTCTCAGGATGCGTTTACCGCCTATCCAGCCGATGATAGCGTCCATTATGCGTCTCCTTTGGGATCAGTGATACAGAGCCTGAGATACAGCTCTGGCAGTGTTAGTGACTCGAAGTCTTCATTGGTGAAGCCCAGCTTTCTGAGGATCATTTCGAACCTCTCGAAGGGGTATTTGGAGACGCCATTACCGCCAATCCGAAACTCCCGAGCCAACTTGCGAACCTCTCTTTGTTGGCTCTGATATAGACGAAAAAAGCGGAGATATGCTCCAGTGCTTCAAGGGCGTCCATATCGTCAGGGTCCTGGTTTGAGATGATACGGATCAGCTCTTTATCGGCTTCCGATTGGCTGATCAATTCAAGTAGTTCCAACTCACTCAACTTGGCTACCTTGCCGGAGAGGAAGTCCTCAAGCTTGGCTTTCAAGGTAGCATTCGAGATCGTGAGACATAGTATTTGCCGCAGTTGGCTATAGCTGAGTTTAGGTTCTCGCTTCATAGAATAATCCTTTTCTTATTTACCAAAGAACATTTCGAGGGCAATGCCTAGTAAGAGCAGGAATTGCGAGGTGGAGACGGTTAGCAGTATCTTCATATTCGTCTCCACTCTCGCCATTCTGGTTACCAGTGACTTGTTGCTGTCACCATTGCCATAGATCTCCTCGTGAACCGAATCGATTTTCTCTTTGATCTCAGGTTTGCACTGGCAGTCCATAGCAGTTCCTTGTTTTCGAGGGCAGATGCGAAGAGCAGTGATCTTATACTCCCGGAGGGATATCCTTGAGCAGGAAGATCTTGTTGGAGGTCACTCCAGAGAACTCAGTGGAGATGACTACGTTGAAGAGGCCATCAGCCTCTCCCGACCAGTCAACTGTCCAGCGTAGTCCTGTGAAGATAACCACCCGATCAAGTTCCTTGGAGGCCACTACGATGGTGGTATCCTTGCTCATGAACAGGGTGCTTTCCAGGAAGTTCTTCTGCTTGGTGGATAGTCCGGAGATGTTGAGTTCGACCGTACTGGTGCGCTTGCCCGGAATGGTATAGTTGCGGGTCTTGAGCTTGGTCAACTTAGAGTCCGTCTTACCGGGTTTCTCGGCCAGTTCACCAAGTAGGTCGAAGTTGGTTGTAAGCTCCGTTTTAACCGAAGCCTGATTGGCATACAGCGTTTCTATGGCTAATTGGTCGTAGGTGCCGATCCCGAAGTAAACGAGATCGGCAACCAACACGTCCATCAGCTTGCTGAAGCCCAGATCAGCATCGGTCATATTGGAGGGGTAGGTGGGCTGCGAGATGGGATTGGGCATCAGAACACCCCTTTGATCGCCTTGCCGATACTAAAGAGCCATTTGCGGTTGTGGAACACATATTCGATGGCTCCTCCGATGGTGCCGAAGACCTTGAGGATGACATTGGTCTGCTTGGCCGGGAGGGACTTGGTAGCCCGCTCCACCGCCAGTTGCTTCTTGGCATAGTCGTCCAGGTCCTTGGTGGCAGGGTTGATCTTGATATCCTGGATGATGTCCAGGATGATGGCCAGAGCTGAGTTGACCTTGGCCTTGTCGATTAGCGTGCCGGTAGTGCGGGAAATGATCCAGACTACCAGGGCTGAGACTAGACCGAGGATAAACTCCTGATTGGCGAAGATGAAGTCCATAGAGTCTCCTTATACTCGCTTAGGTGGTTAACTTGAACACTTTCACGAAGCCCGAGATATAGGTGATACCGGGCCGAATGCGGATGTACCAGTGGTACTTCCAATCGCTTCCGTGGTGTTCTACTTTGAGTTCGGCATCGGTACGATAGCCGACGATGATGAACTTGGGCAGACCGCCGATGATGTAATCAGCATCCATGAGACGGGGCTTGACCGGGATACCGGCAAAGGATACATTGCCACCTTCAAGCAGCAGGCGATCTCCAGCTCCGGTCTCACGCTTGGCGAGTTCGGCACGGATGCGGATCAGATCCTTGTGAGCAACATAGAACTTGAAGTTCTCCTGCTCTTCCAGCATCTCATCAGAGAAAGTCAGGAGAGCCGCTTCAAAGCGCTTCGCCCAGTCATTATAGGTGGTCTTGGAGAGGTTGGTGACGTCGGTGGCGGTGGTAGCCAGTTTGACCACTCCATCCAGAGCCTTGATCTTGGCAGTGGCGGAAGCCCGGTCACCCTTGAAGAGGAGCAAGCGAATGGCCTTCTCGGTCTTCTTGGCGATGTGATTCTCCACATAGGCACCGAAGGCATCTTCGCCGTACTTGTCCTTGTAGAACTCGACCACATCACGACCCAATGTGAACTCAGCATTGAGTATCCCGGTGGGTACAGATAGGTCGGCAGTACTCACGTTCTGAGCCGTCAGAGCGCCATCGAGGGAGTTCTTGAAAACCAGGTCATCAATTAAGCCGACGTCGATCTTCTCGTCTTTCAGTAGCGGTAGGACCGAGATATCCGAGAGGGTATCACCAGGCTGGCTTCCGATGACTTCATCGATGAATAGAGAGGTGGTATTGGCCGTCAGGATGTTCATGGCCTTGCCGGAGTCCACATCGGAGATACCTTTGTAGATCTCACGGTGGCTGGCCTTGACCATGATCTTGTTGCCGTCGATGGTAACCTCTTTGTCCACATTGGACTGGTTAGCATCAGGCTCACCGGGAATGCTCTTGGAGATAGCTCTGCTCATGGTGACGGAGAGGTCTTTGAGGCTCTTCTCGATGCTGTGGATGGCATCACCAAGCTGGATATTCGGATTACCCTTCTCCAATTCACTGATCTTCTCTGTGATGGCGGTGATGCCCTTCTGCAGATCGGAGTTGTTGTTATGCTCCGCTACCTTGCGAAGCGAATTGAGCTCGTTCTTGATCTCGGTCAGGCTCGTTTCCGCACTGCGGTAGTCATCAGCTCGTCCGTAGATGGAGACACCATTGAACTCGCCTTTCTCGACCTTCTGCCAAAGCTCAGAGTTGAGGTCTTCGCACTTGAGGACTTGCACCCAAGAGCCGACTTTAGCATCGGGAAAATGCTCTCTGTCGCTGGTCTTGAGGATGTAGTTCTCTACTACGGTAAACTCCGGTACCGGTTGCATGTTGTGATTCACATCGCACTTGCCCACAAGGCCATGTTTGGCGAAGTGATCGCAGGACTTCTGAATCTCTTCCCGGGTGTAATAGTCACCCTGGGAATCGTGAATGTTGGGTTCCATTAGAGTGACGTAAAGCCGTCCCTGAGTGCCACTCGTTTCACTCTTGAACTTGGTGGAGTTGATCTTGTGTTCAAAGCTTCTGCCTGAGGCATTCTTGACCACAAAGCCCTTCTGATTGGCGGGAGTCATCTCATCGAAAAGAAGCGAGACTAACTCGACTTCCACGTTGCGAAGTTCTCCCTTTTGAATGGTGCGTTTACGATTCACGCTACCTCCTTGTTGTTGATTGTTAGTTATGTAGTTGTGCATAGTTTACTGCGCTCCAAAGCTGCGGTTCTGCATAAACAATTGATCATCAGCAGACTGGATTGCTTGTGTAAGGTCTCCGAAGTTGAAGTCATCTGGCTTCACACTCCAGCCGAAGTCGAAGTTGAACTCGTTAGCCAAGGCTAATGCTAGGCGGTTTTGCAGCGGTCTAACTACGAACTGGTAGAACATCCGCATATCGCTACTGTTATCGCCACCAAGCTGCCCTGGGATAAGCTGTGAGACAATCCTTGCCGGGACTCTGTGATAAGCGAGAATCCCTTCCCTGAGGTCTTTCTTGAGTCCCAAGAAGCCTCCTTCCCGGTCTTGCTGTCTGAGTGGTTCGAGACGTATCTTCACGTCCCGGCTCTCACTCTCGATCAGCACTGTAGAGTGGCTCTTGGCATTGCCTTTGACCTCAGTGAGTGCTTTCTCGATCTCGGTATAGGCGTCAGTTAGCACTTCATTGCCTTGCTCATCAGTAACAGTTCCGTCTCTAAGGGTACCGCCTTCCACGATCACGAAATAGTCGATCATCAGGCCATTCTTGAAGTTGTTGTAGTCGAAGGTCTTGATCTCACCCAAGATCTCGATATTGATGGCAATGGGCAGGCAGGCTAGGCCCCAGGCGTTAGATCTATGGGTTGACTTCTTTACGTGGATGATGTCCTCGTAGGCGAAGTCCTTCTTCTGGTTGTTCTTGACTTGGATGTAGTTAGGCTTGAAGAAGCCAAACTCGTCATAGTTTTCTACGATCTGAACCTCGGAAGGCAGCATGCGCTCCAGTCCCATCCACTGGCCTTGGGCGTTTCGCATCTTGATCAGGAAGCCATTTCCACAAGCGAGATAGAACTTCATCAGTTCTGCTAGGATGGTGGTCTGGTCTTCACAGGCAGGGAACTCGGCGGTTTCCATCCAGGCTTTTACCTGGCTGTTCTTGCATTCGAACTGCATGATGGTCGCCATGGTCAGGGCATCGATACATCCGGAATGGTACTCATCGGTATCCATGAGATTGAGCAGATTGCTCATCGAATATGGCTGAGAGACCACTTTCTTGGTCTCGGCTGCTTTACTAACCAGTTGCTTCCCGACTCTACTCAATTTGGAGAGGTCAACAGGCAAAGGCTTGTATTTGCTATCTAGGAGATCAGCAGCCGAACTGATCGCCAAGTTATAGGCACCGAGTCGCATCACTCTCATGAACCCGCTCCAGTGCCGCTTTTCAGCAGGTCGATCTTGGCGATCCTGACCAGTCTGGTGCCGTCTATCCGGCTTGTATAGTATTCGATACTGGGCAGGTCCCGGTTCATCAGCTTCTGGTAGTAACTCCTGAACTTTTCCTTGAGCGAATAAAGCTCAGAGTCGGGATCGGATACGTTCTGGGCGTTGACGATCAGGAAGACCGTCCAGGCGATATCGGTATCCACATACTGCCGGGAAGTGCCATGCTTGCCTGTCTCGGAATCGAGGATCAGGATGGCGCAGGGTAGGTTCTTGGGGATGCTGTCCTTGTTGTAGAGGGTCTCTGCCACTCCAGCAAGATGCAGTGCCTCGGAGATGCGGTTGCGTTCGGCTTGGTACTTCTCAAGAGCGATCACAGGCTCACCTCAATATCGTTCAACTGCTGATAGATCCATTGCTCCCTGTTGGAGATGACAGAAGCAAACACATTACGGGCAGCTATGCCTTCCCGTTTGATCTTGCCCCGGATGAGATAGGCGATCTCGGCTACGGTCAGAGCTTTCCCTGTATCTTTATCAGTCCAAGACAGGTGTTTGCGTTCGACCCAAGCGATCAATGGAGCGATCGGAGTCCAGGAAGGCACTTTGCCGCCCAAAACAAAAGGCTCATGCTTCACGTTAGATCCTACTCTCAGAATCATGGCATCAGGACTGGTCTCGACCAGGTATCCTGTATTGCCATAGAAGTCGCCCTTGTCATAGATCTGCTGTGCTAGAATCTCCTTGCGGGACTCTGCATCGATAACAGAACCGATCAGGTGCAGCTGACTCTCCAGGGCTGCATAGATAGCCAGGTAGATCTCCCGCATCAGTACATCAGGAGTGGTATAGCTATCAGGCATCAGATCACTCCCACCCGGATAGCACGAGGTTGTCTGGGCTTGAGTTCGTTCAGGCGATCTAGACCGGTATGATTGAGATAGGAACTCAAAGTGGTCAGTGCTCTCAGTTCCAGGTTGGCTTTAAATGCGTCAATTTCGCTCCCTGTGAGCAATTCGGTCGCGGACTGGTCTAAACCTACAGTCTTGACTATTCCTTCGCCAAGGGTCTTCAGATTGAGAAACTCGCATGTACTTTGCAGCATCAGAAATGAAAACCCAAAACGAAAAGAAATCAGGAATGGCTCCTCTTCCGGCAAGTCATCGTGAGTTGCCCGATCATAGTGCTCCTGCAGAACCATAGAGTGTATCATCTCCATTACCAAGCCCTGGTGCTCCTTGAAGATGCCATTGTTGGACATCTCCTTGGGTAGATTGAGGATGGCGAGCATTACATCGGTCTCGACCGGAATGGGGATCACTTACCCTTCCTCATCATCTCGGAGAGTTCAATAGCTCTGAGCCCAACCTGCTTCGCCCACTTGGAGGCCAGCATGCCATTGGCTGCCCGTTCCCAGTCTCCGGCACCGATAAAAGCAAGGGTGTTCTTGAAGCCCAGGAGGCCTTTGATGCCTAAGTTGAAGCACATGTTCAGAAGCACCGACTGGCGAACCTCATCGAGCTTATTGTAAACATCGGGGATCTCATCGATCAGCCCTTGCTCGCAGTCTTGGATATCTCGCTCCAGCATGGCATAAGCCTCTTTCTGGGAGATTCCCCGATCATCGAGATTGCGGCCGATGCCGATGGTTAGTTTACCTGCAGTACATCGGTATGGCTTTAGTCTCAGACCTTCATGTCTGACTAACTGAGCTTTGATTCGGTTCATCAACGCTTCGGTCATGCTATCTCCTTGCTTTCGATGTGATCATTGATCCGGAGCCAGGAAAGCACTACCCTGTATGCTGACAAATCAGGATGGGCAAGGATACCAAAGAATTAAGGATTGACAAAAACACCATGTGTAGCATAGTTGAAGAAAACGATTTTTGAATTGTGAGGTATTGGTGAAAACAGTGGTTGAAGACATACGGAAGATGTTAAGACTGGGAATATATAAAGATGAACAACACATACGACTCTCATTAGTGAGTAGAATATTCCTGGAATTAGGGTGGAATATTTGGAATCCTAGTGAATATTACACTGAATACCAAGCTATAACGCTAAATGTAAATACCCAAAACATACTCGGAAATGGGAGAGTGGATGTAGCGCTAGGGCGAAAGTTGCAAACCAAGAATGAGACTCTTTACGCACTGGTTGAGGTTAAAGCAATAGGTAGGATTGATAAAGAATCACGAATACAACTACAAGCCTATAGTGCGAATAAAAAACAGCTTCTTAGCGTACTAACTGATGGGGTTGTTTGGGAATTTTACCTGAACACACTTCCAATTAACAGCAAAAACTACACAGATTGCCTCTTCAACTCTGCAAATCTACAATCTGATGATATAGATATACTCATCTTGGTATTTAGAAACTTGCTTAGTCCGTGCATGATTGGTAAAATAAAGTCACTAGCAAAGCGTATGCGATCTGAATTTGAGTACATCCAATTGATTAAAAAATACCAATCCCAGGCTCAGAGACAATTTCCGGACGACCCAATAAAGCAACTCGATATCGTTACTGATCAAATCAGGGAAGAAATTGGTAATAAATCAAACATTGCAGACAAAGTAAGAAAGTATTGGAAAAGAACCATAGCTCTTGGTGGCTTGGACGAAGACACAGGAGGGGGCGGAAACGGGGATGGCAATGGAGATGGAGATGAGGAAATCAAATATGATTACCGAAAAGACTATCGCTTTACAGACCCAAGATACGTAAAAATTGGCAAAAGTGAGAGGCAAGTTGTAGATGATTGGAAACACTTAATGCAAGTGATATACAACTATCTAATAGAGAACCATGCAACAGATTTGTTGAAGAGCTCATTTAATCTTCTAACTAAGAATCCAAGTGATTTCAGAGAACCCCTCGCACTAGTTCGGGGCTATTATGCGGAAAAACATCTAAGTAATTCTGCTAAAGTTGCAAACTGTCGTCAAGCTATTCAGCAAGCTAGATTAGATCCTAAAGAACAACTGACCATCTGGTATGTAGATAAGAAAAGGAAATGAAGTGGCAAAAGTGAAAAAAATCCAACAAACTACCTTGGATGTAGAAAATAACGAACAGATAAACGTGATAGCAGTACCAGAAGGGAAGATAAGGGATTATGTTGATGGGACATTTCGGAAGGATACTCCAGAGGAGTATGTTAGGCAGAACTTAGAAAAACGTATTGTAAATGAGCACGGATATCCCAAAAACATCGTCAGAATTGAATTCGGAATCAAACTCGGTACAAGCAATAAGCGAGTTGACATCGCAATTTTTCCTAAGGATTGTGAGAGTTTCCTCCAAGAAAACATTAAGATCATCGTCGAGTGCAAGAACGAGAAAGTAAAACCAAGTGATAGAAATGAGGGCGTAGCTCAGTTAAAAAGCTATATGGCCGCTTGTGTTAACTGCGAGTGGGGACTGTGGACAAATGGGACTGATAAAGAAGTTTACCGAAAATGTTCAGATACCAAAGGGAAAATTCTCTTCGAAGACTATATTGATATCCCATCATTTGAGCAACCGATCGAGGAAATAGACAGGCCGAAGAGAGTATCTCAAAAGAAAGCAGTAGAAGACAATCTCCTTTTCACTTTTAAGAAATGCCATAATTACATTTATGCCAATGATGGACTTCAGAAACAGCAAGCATTTTTCGAATTGCTGAAAGTTATATTCTGTAAGATCGAAGATGAACGTAACATATTGGAGGACGTGCAATTTTACGCTACTAGCAATGAGAGAAACAGTCCAGATGGTCAGATAACCGTAAAAAAGAGGATAGAAAAAATCTTCAGCAATGTTAAGCAGAAGTATAGTATGATCTTCGATAACAAGGATGTCATTGCCTTATTGCCACGATCCCTTGCCAATATTGTGGGTGAGTTGCAGAAGTATAGCCTTCTGGAAACCAACATAGATGTTAAGGGTAAGGCTTATGAGGAAATTGTAGGGTCTAACCTCAGGGGCGATCGGGGAGAGTTTTTCACTCCGAGAAATGTCATGCAGATGGCAGTGGCCATGATTGCTCCAAAGCCCAATGAGAAGGTATTAGACAGTAGCTGTGGTACTGGCGGGTTCCTCGTTACAGCTATGACTTACATTATAAAACAGATTGAGAGTACAGCAGAAAACCAACTTGCTAAGCCAAAACACTTGTGGGATAATAACGAACAGCTAAAAGTGCGAGACATGATATCGACAATAGCCGGAAATAACATGTTTGGCTTTGATATAAATCCCGATTTAGTAAAAGCAAGCAAAATGAACATGGTAATGAACAACGACGGGAGTGGTAATATATATCAACTGAATTCACTTCTGTCACCTCATGAATGGTCTCCCGAGTTTAAGAGTGAGCTTGAAGGTAAGTTTCATCTGAAGAAAGGGAGCATTAATAATCATAAATCTATAGGTTTATTTGATGTCATCGTCACCAATCCGCCATTTGGGAGTAAAATCCCAATCACTGATAGAGCTATTCTAGACCAATATGACATTTCTCAAGGTTTAAATAGCGTACCACCTGAACAACTATTTGTAGAAAGATGCTGGCAGTTCTTGAAACCAGGTGGACGGATGGCCATAGTATTACCGGATAGCATATTGGGTAATCCGAATCTAGTCGGTATTCGTAAGTGGTTGTTGAAAAACACAAGAATCATAGCAAGTATTGATATGGATGGGGATACCTTCCAGCCTAGAAATGGAACACAAACCTCTATTCTAGTACTGCAGAAAAAAACTCAAGAGGAGATTAGCCTTCCAGGCTACAATTATCAGATATTTATGGCTATTGTTGATAAAGTTGGGCATGATCAAAGGGGAGTCCCAACCTATAAAAGGGATGCGGATGGTGAGATACTTTATTTTTCTAAGGATAGAATGCTACCTAATGGAGACACTGAAAAAACTGAGGAAACCGAACTTGATGATCAAACTGTGGAAGTACCTATAGCGTTCAATAAATGGAAAAAGGACGAGGGAATTAGGTGGTGAGTACCTTAAAGTGGGTAACTGTATCTATACAAGATGTTGTAAACAATGACTATCGTCTTGAAGCTTCATGCTACAATATCGAATCCATAAAGGCTACCGAAAACCTAAGCCACCTTTCGATACCGCTCAAACCTTTGTATGGATCAAATGGCATTGCTGAAGTTTTTAATCTACTGAGGTTTAAAAGAGTCTTTGTAGAGAAATCAGAATTGCCGATTTTCCAGCCTTCTCAGATTACCGATATATATCCTAAACCGCAGCTATTTATCTCTGCCAAGACTAAAACTAACATCAATTCGCTCAGGGTTTCAAAGGGACAGCTTTTAATGACTTGTTCTGGGACAATTGGCAAGTGTTCCATGGTTTGGGATCGGTTGAATAACTCAATTTTTAGTCACGATCTCCTTAGGATTAACTGCAAGACCGACTATGATACTGCTTTTACCTATGCATACATACGTACCGATATAGGACAGACTTTATTGTCAGCCAAACCGTACGGGGCAGTTATACAGCATATAGAACCTGAACATCTTAAGGATTACTTGATACCTTATCCGGAAGAGAGTGTCAGAAAGGAGATTGGGAATAAAGTCTTAAAATCGTTTGAATTGAGAGACAAGAGCAATGATCTGATTGATGAGGCTGAAGAAGCATTAGTAAAAGCTCTTGGTCTTCCGGTTATAGAAAGAATCAATCTTGGTAAATACGATAATTCACTATCAGCCAAAAATTTCTCTGTGAGTAGCACAGAATTGAATGAGCGTTTTGATGCATCCTATCATGACCCATTAATGAGTGTAGTAATAAATCTAACACAGAATGCAGGTGCTGAGGTTATTGCACTTGGAGATAGACGATTAAGCAAGAGCATTATTCTCCCAGGAAGGTTCAAACGCGTTTACGTTGGCAAGGGAAACGGGACGGTTTTCTTAGGCGGGAAACAGATTTATGAACTAGACCCGTACAACAAGAAATATCTATCTGTAAAAACACATGGGGATCGAATAACTAACCAGCTTTATCTACACGAGAACATGATAGCGATAACTTGCAGTGGAACCATAGGGCGTATTAATCTTATCCCAAAACACTGGGAAAGATGGACTATGAACCAGCACGTAATTCGTGTTGTTCCATCTTCCAGTGAAGTTGCTGGTTATATATACATCTGGTTGAATACTGATTTCGGCAGAGCTTTGATTGAGCGATACTCTTATGGAGCTGTGATTAAAGAGATTGATAATAAACAATTGGCTCAAATGCCTATTCCAGTGATTAATGACAAGAGGAAGATGAAGCAAATAAACGATTTAGCTATTGAGGCCAATAGGCTCAGAAGCGAAGCATATTACTTAGAACAAGAAGCAATTGAAGATGTAAATAACCTAATGAGTTTGAATACGATGGAGGAGTAGTCATGGCACTGATACAATGTCCGGAATGTAAGCGACTAGTAAGTGAAAAAGCATCAGCTTGCCCAAAATGCGGATTTCAGATCACCAGTGAGATTGTGAAAAAATACAAGATAAATCATCCTAAGCTTGGTGAAACTATGAATTGCATTGCATGCAAGAGGGTGATACACAAAGAATCTGACATCTGTAAATACTGCAAACAGGATCTGAGCGATGAAGGCTTACGCAAATTTAGAATTGAGCATCCATCATATTTTGCCACTGTAAAATGCCCCACATGCAAAAAAACGATAAGTGAGCTATCAACGCAATGCAAATATTGCAATACCGACATACAACCCGAAGAAATGGCTGCGTTGAAGGCTCATAGCTCAAAGAGAAGGAGCAAGGGATGCATAACCATTATCTTGATATTTTTTCTGTTAGTCTTCATTATGTATATTACAGAGCCCCAAAAGGAAAATCACAAGAATGAACGACTTGCATCTCATCAGGTGATAAAGAAAACAGACGAAGAAACTACCGTGTCTTTTAAGCACTTTGTATCCTTGATGGTAGATAAAGACATCAAACGGCAGGAACTCAAATCATTGCTACTTCATTATATGAATGAAAGAGTCAGTGCTCGAACTACTAAGAAATTTGTTCTTTATGTATATGCTTATACCGACTCACTAAGATACAAGAGAGGAGAACAATGGATTGGTATGCTGGAATTTAATGAGTTTCAGAATTCTGCGCCACGCATCACGTTTGATGAAATCAATCTATTTGATGGAGCATTGAAGAAGGCTGAAGTTAATGATCCACTCCGAGAAAAGATGTTTTTCGATGTCTCTGATTATGATTATGAAGCAACATTGATTATGGAAGACAAGTATCCCATGAGTACTAATGATCAGATTACCTATATGCAGAATGACAGAAATAGAAACCAATACATTGCAGAAGAAGAAGCCACTAAAGATAAACTAATTCGGTATTATATGAAGAAGCACGCATTAACACGATCACAATTTGATGCATTGTATGCTGAAGGGAATGAGAAAAACTGGACAAAGAAGTCAGTTGAGGAGAGTAAAAAGATTAAGGCAGTTTACCGGGGTTTTATGTAAAAGTTTGGATGGATTTGGTGATGCTAATACTTGGATTTGATAACCGAATTAATTTGTTTTACAAGCAGTATTAACGAGAATTCTAAGATAAAATCTCTGTCGTTGTCCTACACTTCCAATGAAAGGGTGGAAACGGAGTATGCGCTCCAGAGACACCCACCGGGTTCATCTCTGAGTCATATTCTATCTGATCGTCTTTGATCCAAGGTGCCAAGGCTTTGATGTATTCTCGGGCATCATCCAGACTGTTGGACTTGGTATCCAGAGCCATGAGGTTATCCATTACTTCCAGAGCATTGTTTAGGGGATAGACCTTGTCTTGAGCAGCCAATGCCCTGCAGATATCACTGGTGCGGTCATCCAGGATCACCACCAGCTTGTAGTAACTGGCTTTGGCTTTCTTGTAACCCTGCAATCTTCCGAACTCTCGTATCCGGAGAGCAGTATGCTCTGCCAATCCCTGCCAGTAGTTAGATGATCTGTTTGCGATGTCATTGAACTGGTCTTTGAGAGTATCGGCAAGCATCTCTTTGGTATATCCCTGCTCAATGGCTGTGGTTAGCACATCTGCGAAGTTCTGTCTTATGTCTGCTTCAAAGTGGTTGCCAATCCAGAACAACTGCTGCTTCTGGATAGTGGATGAGAGATGCTGATCATCGATACCCCAGAGACCTATGGATGTCTTGGTTGGGGCTTGTACTTGCGTGTCCTTGAGTCCGAGCCGCACACAGCGGTCTATTATCGCTTTGGTGGGCTCATTGACCAGTGCTGCGAAGTCATCTCCCAACTGGGTATTGATGATGCCCATAAGCTTATCTATGGAGTCCTTGTTGATCTTCTCGGCTCGTGGCATGTCACTCAGCATCTGTATGGCAAGTCTTGTAGCATCTCGGATCTCGGTCTTCCAGGCATTGTTCAGAACCCGGTAATACTCAAGCATCAGCGTATCATAGTAGTTCATTAGAAGGAAAATCTCCGGACCTTGATTCTGTTTCTGCCGATATCATATTCAGAGAACCGCTCCAGACATCCAGCCAAGGCATCACAGCCATCGATATAGCCATCAGGATAGGTGAGGAACTGACTGATCAGGGTTGGAGTGTCCTGTCCCTCAGGAAAGAGTATTTTAGCTGTCTCGATGATGGTTTCGGTTCTCTCAATACGGAGGTTCTTGTTATCTTTGTTATCTATACGCTTAATTCTATGGCTGATTGGTGGCAGATTATTATCTGTAGCCCACCTGTCAAAGTCGGCTAGGATACGAGATTGCCCGTAGGTTGTTTCACATGCTGCTCTGGCCTTCACTCTGTAGATTCTATCCAATTCCTGATAGGCATCATAGTAGTATCTGAAGAACTTGGTGTTTTCAGTCTGACGTATCCAGACATGAATAACATAGAATCTGTTACCATCATAGCCAATGGAGATAACAGCCTTGTAACAACCCTTCTCTCCCCAGGCAGGATCGGCATAGAGCCAGACCCGCTTCATATTGGAAGGCTCGGGCAGTGTCCGGTACTTGGTGAACCAGTGGTTCTTGAAGATGTTACCTTCGATTACCGGCTGTCCAAGCATCTCCCTCTGATAACCTGTATGCCCGAACTTGGCTCTCAGGTTTGGCAGAGTGGCAGTGGGATACTGCTCCTCCCAGATAGACTTGCCCTGCATATCTTCGAGAGAGAAGCGCAATATCGCCTTTTGGTGGCTCTTTAATGCAGTCTGGTAGGTAACGTCTAATTCTGGATTATCTGCTCGTAAATCGCCTAATATGAGCTCCTGAAACTGGCAGATGGAGTAATTGGGATGTACCAGGTTACCGAGCCAGATGATCTTGCCATTTCCCTCAGGAGAGAGAGCTCCGGCAAGTTCCTGGGTGATCTTCTCCATGCGTCTCTTCCCGATGGACTGGTTACCCATGTTCTCTTCTTTGTCGATATCGTCACAAACGATCAGTCCGGGCCGCTTGGCAGTCTTGGGATTGATAGTTCCACGATGGCTCTGCTTGATACTCCTGGCTCTGATCCTGGCTTTATTCTTGAGATAGAAGTCGAGATCAAAGGCATCCACTGGCTGCAGCTCCGGATAGTCCATAGTGAGCCGCTTATTGTTCTGCAGTTCATGTAAGGTAAAGGCGGTGCGTTCCTGTGCCAGATCTACGTCTGCTGCAGTGTGAATCACGTAACGTTCGCCCTTGATGATTCTCCAGATAGGATAGACCACTCCCATAAGTACCGTTTTGCCCAGCCCACGAAAACCTGTGATTCCGATGATGCCTGAGCCCTTATCAGTCTCATCGAACATGGTCTCATGTGCTGGGCAAAAAGGTAGTGGGAAGATATGCGGGAAATAGGTATGGCAGAAGAATGAGAAAGCATCCCAGCCCCGTCCGGTGGTTCTCCTGATCCTGTCAGACTTGGCTTCAGGATTATCGTCTATAAAAGGCAAGACGGAGATCGTTTTGGATGCGATCTCCGTCAGAGCCTTGTTATGCCTCTGAATGAACTTCTTAGGCATAACCGGGTAACCCCCCGACGCCCAGGGGGACGGGCGTCGGGGACCCGGAGGTCGGAGGACTGACCATGTCGGGCTGTTGGCTTGGAGGGTAGGTAGGGTCTGTAGGCATTGGCATAGGCGTGGGAGGCCTTATGTAGGATGCAGGAAGGTTAACCATTTCTAACTCTCAGGTATTCTGCCAGATCGTGCAGAATGCTTTGGAACTGCTTAAGCAAGGTCTCATGTCCTTTCTCGATCATGAAGTCGGTAACCTGATCCAGGAAGCGCACGATGTAATCGTTCAACTCCTTGGATGGCTGCCGGTCTTTCTGATCCTGCTTCATCATGCTTACCAGGCTCTGGATAGCAGTATCGGCAGGGTTCTTGGCATATTCCCGGAGCGCTTGAATGAGCGCTTTCTTACGAGCAATGGCGATCTCGTGGTCGAGTTGGTTCTCTTCTTTGAAGAGCTCGTCCCACTTACCGCCTTTGATCCACTTGCGAACGGTGATATCTGAGACTCCGAAGATCATCGCCAGTTCCAGCGGATCGGTCTTGCCGTTCAAATAGGCTTCTTTGCAGTTGTCCCGCTTGATTCGGAACTCACGGCTGTTACTCATACTCGGGGCGTACCTTATGCTTTAGCAGATAGAGGTTGAGGTCTTTACCGGAGCAGCGCAGCTGTCCGTTTTCTTTAGTTCTGAAAGCAGGCAGAGGATCACCGATGTCACGTATCCAGCGATAGACACTGGAACGGTCGACCCTGAGGATATCGGCTATCTCATCGGTGCGGTAAGTGCGTTCATCATTGAAGATGCTCATCGTGTTCAGTTCCTCTGCAGTGTTGGTATTCATAGGTGCCATTATTCATTCTCCTGTGCTTTTATCAAATAGAGATGCATTACGCTGCCACTGTTTCTCACAGAGCGGGGAAGTTGAGGACGATCTGGCGGAACTGGCCCGACTCGTCACGTTCATAGAAGTTGATGTATTGCTTGGTAGATACTACTTGGATGGCCTGGTCGATCAGTTCCATAGCCTCCTTCCAGGTTTGATCTTTGATGTTGTAACGGCGCAGACGTAGGATGCGATACTTGGCGATCTCGCCTTTCTTATCGACCTGGAAGGCTTCGCTGATGATGGCTCTGAGATTCACGTTGGAGTCGGCAGACCAGGCTTTCAGGCACTCATCGATCTTCTGCTTGGCGAGTTGGAGTTCGATACCGAACTGGATGCGTTCCTTGAACCTGATCTCAACCCGGTACTTACCGTCAAAGCTGTTGAGGACAGCATTGCCTTTCCAGTCCAGGCCATTCTTCTCTGCTACCTGCTGGAGGTAAAGCTCCACGTCCTCAAAGAACTGGTTCTTGTCAGCTACCATACGATCATGCAGCTTGATAGCCCGGTTGATGGTCTTGGTTACGATGGCATCTTGCTTCAGGATCTCAGGTCTAATGATCGAGGTGGGGATGCTCTGTCCGTTAGCGTCAATACGAGTGGGTAGGGGCTTCTTAGCCTTGGGGGTCTTGGGTGTGTCCATTAGATGTCTCCTTATTATCTTTGGCTTTCTTTTCATTCTGTTTGATGTAGTTCTGCAGCATTGCGATCACAGCTCTGCGCTCCTTCTTGTTGAGTAGATTCCAGTGGCTTTTCTTGTAGTGAGTTATCATAAAAGTTCTCAGATCATAGATGCTCCACCGGGCACGCTTCATCAGGGCATGCATATACATTCCCTGCTTGTCGTAGGTGTATTCGTCAGGACGGCCTGCTTTACGGACTTGCATGAGGATAAGCTTGAGCTCGGTTAAGGTAAGCTCATCCAGAGCCCGAAGCGAATCGCCCATGCCCAGGTACACGAGCAATCCTTTAAACTGCTCGACTGTCCAACCGAACTTAGTGACCCGCAGGGAGTGAATATCCTGCCGGAGTTGTCGTTCACGCTCTTCACGCTTCATTGAATACCTCCTTGTCTTGGATTACAGCCGAATGAACGGTGGATATTTACTTAGGGTTTGCATGGTTGCCTGATTATGGCTATCAAAGGCTTCCATCTCCTTTTCAAGCGGTTCCGGGCCTTCCAGTTTAAGATGCCAGGCATCCAACTTATCTTGCAGCCTCTGTTGCTTACGTAATTCAGCACAGTGACTTATCATTTCTTTGAGGATGCCACGCTTGATCTTGATGCCTACCTTGCCGACGTCCTTCTTGGTTAACACGCAGTAACCATATTGGTTAACGCCGATCACACCTGCCGAAGCCAGAGCTTCCAGATAGACGAAGACCCACTGGCGACTTCTCCCGAAGGCTTCGGCAATGCTTCTGATTGAAGTGAAGCTGCGTTTTTCGATCAGATTGAGAAGTGCCAGTGCTGCCTTGGGATCGAAGTTCCAGTGCGCCCGCAGCTGCTTATCCAGATTGGTGTTGAAGCGATTGCTGCGGGCATAGATGGGCTCCCGGTCACTGATCAGTTTGATGGTCTTATCTTTGATCATCTCAACCATAACAGGCTCCACATCATCGATATCCAGTCCCGTCATATTGGCGATTAACTCCGCATCGAAGGGCTTGTTATACTGGTTTACGAAGTTCAATACGAGTTCTCTGGTGGTCATAAGTCTCTCCCCAGATCGAGATCGGCAATGGAGAGTTGGGGATTGGTAGCCTTGGCCCGCTCAATGATGTACATGATCTTCACAGCTTTACGAAGATTGCCTTCGCAGTTGAAGTCGATCTTGGTTACCACTGACTCATCCACTGGTATCTCCATCACTTCCTTGGCGATCTTGCGGATATCGTCTTTGCCCACTTTCTTGAACTCGTAGAAGTAGTTACAGCGGTCGAAGTAGTGGCGGTTGATTGCGGCTAACTTGTTCCGGGCATCCTGCATACCGACCAGGATCACAATGGTGAGGGTGACATCCACGATGTCCCGGATGGCACCTAAGAGTCGGTCATGCTTGAAGGCATAGTCGATCTCATCGATCACGATTACTGTCTCCGGATTGTCATCCAAGAGCTTAAGGCAGTATTTGAAGATGTTGTTGGTGGTACCGCTGGGGATATAATCACCCAGTCCGAAGCGGCGGTAGAGAGCGGTCATGAGATCGACCGCGAAGGACTTGGGAGTGGTAGTCGATTCCAGCCGCATATAGATGTAGCCTCGCATGAAGGCGATGCGGCTAGCATAAGTGGTCTTGCCCAGGCCGGGCTTGCCATAGATCAAGCCCAAGCCTACCATCTCGGTCTTGGGTCGGTTCATCAGGAACTGGATGCAGGCATCAGCCCTGACTACGTTCTTGATTTGCACGAGCTTGTTAGGTTTCATTTATCCTCCTTGTTAGATAATGCCGACTTTTTTCAGCATGCCGTAGAAGCTCTCGTCATCATCTTCGTCCTGCTCTTCTGGATCAGGATCGGTTGTTGATGCTTCTTGTTCATTCTCTGTATCAGTTATCTTGGTATCTGGTTGGTTAGATCCGAAGTTCTGTTCTTCAGGGGTTATGAATGCTAATTCTGGCAGGTCTTTGACCAGTTCCTGCTCCATCGCCTCGATGCGGTCTTGAGCCTCAGGTTCGGGAGCGGTGATCAGGTTGCCTTGCTTGAAGGTGGGATTGGGTCCGCTCAAGCTTTCCCGCATATAAGGCTCGAGGAGATTATCCACTGCTTCTTGATTATGTAGTACGAAGTCTCTGGCATGCTGTTCGGTTAAGCGTTGCAGCTTCTTGATCTGCGTGTATTCCTTCTTGAGGGACTGATGCGAGATCGGGTTGTTCTTATCGATGTGGATGAAAGGATGCTGGCTGCGTCTTAGCTCTGCCTGGCAGATGAAGTTGTCTTTCATGTCATAGACCAGTATCCACCTGGCTTCGGCATAGTCGTATCTGATGATCACCGGCTTGCCGATATTGTCCATCAAGGCGATGTGCCAGTAGAGCAGCTTGTTAAATACTATACCATCGTTTCTAACTGACTTGCGCTCGGTAGCCAGCATCATGAAGTTCAGCTTATCCGGCCTGAGCATCCGCTCTTCCGGCACCAGTGCGGAACTGAATACCTGCCAAGGTGTTTTGCCTTCCAGTCCGCCATGCTCGGTCTCGCCATAGATGTGCCTGATATAGAAGCCGATCATCTGCATCGCATCCTGGATAGTGGGAGCCTCACGCTTATATAAGGCTTTTGCCCACTTCTCATTACGCATCAGGGTCGAGGGCTTGTTGGCTACGTTAGCTCCCCGGAAGCTGCTGATGAAGCGTTCGAACTGCTCCTGGAAGGTCCTGAAGAACCGCTCGATCACTTTGGCCTTGGCATTGTAGCTCTCCGCGAAGTGAGCCTCGATGCCCAACTTGGGGAACACACCACCTAATTCAAGTTCCAAATCATGCCCTTCCCAAGACTCGTGGAATAGCTTGGCTCTGAAAGCCTTGCCATTATCGAGATAGACCGCTTCAGGCACGAAGGCGAAGGGTGGCCGGGTTTGCACCGTATTCCCCTCGGCATCGGTCTGCAGATACCAGTGCGAAGTATTAAGGAAGGCATTACGGAAGGCGGTCTGGATATGCTGGCTATCTTCGGTAAAGGCGAGTGAGGCACCCACCGGGTATCGTGAAGCCCAGTCGAAGACCATGATCATGGTCATGCGTTGAGCTTTACCAGTATGTGGATTGAGGATATCGAAAGCCAGGGTATGACCATCGGCTACCCAGACCTGACCCACTCTTAAAAGCCTGGCATCCCGGTGGATGGTCTTCACTATGTGTTCCGCCACGTATTTACTGCCCTTACGAGTCTGCTCCCAAGTCGCCAGGTGGTTTTCCATCCACTCGGTGCACCATCTTCTTAAGGTGGGCTTGCTGGTGGGTGACTCAAAGTAACCCAGCCTGGCTTGAGCCTTGAGCATGTTGATGGCAGAACCGATGGTGATCTGGTTGGGATGCAGCAGAATGCTGAGTAGAACATTGGACTCGATCTCGGTCACCTTACGCTTATGGTTGATATTCTTGCCCTTATGAAGCAGTGCGAACATGTCCTGATTTGATTTGATATACTGGTCGATCCAAAGCCGCAGAGCCCGTTCTTTACGTTCACCCCTGAGCTTGAATAGCTCTGGTGCCATACTTCCGTTGTTATATTCCTCAACTATCAGCTTCCACTCCTCGACTTTGGAGTGGCATAAAGCCAGTCTCCGAATCACGTGGTTGCAGAAGTGGCCGAGTAACCTGGCTTCCTTTTCATGTTGAAGTGGGATGCGTTCCCGGGGACTGAAATCGATGTATTCTGGGCTATCATTATCAGCATCAAGTGGCTTAGGCTCTATTGGAGTAGGTATTTTGATCGCCTGCTCCTCTTCCTTATATGGAGGAGGAGTCACCAGAGCTTGTTTCTGACTCCCTATAAGTTCACTTATTCGAGGGAATTTCCCCCGATCAGAGAAGTGTTCTTCATAAAATGCGGCGTATTCTTCTGGAGTAACATCATAAGGATGCATAGTAATCACCGTCCTCCGCAGTTGCGGTTCTATATTTGTAGATAAGGGCACTGTAAAGCAGCTTGCCATCGACCTCGATACCGGTTTCAATGAACTCGTCAGGTATCCGGCCCCTGCTCTCACAGTCTGCCATCTCCATAGCATAGATCTTTGGGTCGGTCAGCAGGAAAGACTTCATAATCTTACTGCTGCCTTGCTTTATCTGCTCTTTGTGTACCATCATCTGGGTTCTCTTAACGTATCTCCATACTGTGCGAGTGGAGCAGTTCATCAACTCCGCCACTCGTTCGACGGTCAGCCAGACCGCCCTGATCTTCCGCTTGCTCATCCTAAGCCTTCTCCAATAAAACTCGGTTACCGGTAATAGCACTGTGACAGACCCACCATGATGATGCGTCACAGTGGTCTGGTCATCTGTCACAGTGGTCGGTAAATTCGGCACCACTGTGACAGCTTTCAGGCCATTTTTGCTGTCACAGTGCTCAAAGTATCTACTGATCAGCATCGGCAGGTTTTTTCTCCGAATGGAGACCACTGTGACACCTGTCACAGTGGTCGGGTTGTCACAGTGGTCGTCCTCGACCACTATCTTCTCAGGTTCGTAACTGGTCGCTTTCAT